TCTTTTGGTTTCGCTATCGGAGACAAGATTGTTAACGGAACAGGAACAGTAGAGCCTACTGGTTTCCTACCAGTTGCGGGAACAGGTGTAACAGGTTCAACCGGTGTCTCTGGTGCGTTTACCGCAGACAACGTTATTGACCTTGTTTACTCTCTAGACGGTTCACTACGTAACAGACCAACATTTGCAATGCTTGCAAACGCTACCTCTATCGCTGCTCTACGTAAATTGAAGGACTCACAAGGTCGCTACTTCTTTGACGTAGGTGTTGGCCTAGACAGACGTGACCTAGTGCTAGGTGTTCCAGTTATTGAAACTCCTGCTATGCCGTCACCTGCTATTGGTGCTAACTCACTTGCTGTTGGTGACCTAAAGTCTCTATACATTAGAAACGCTGGCGGCCTTCAAGTTGACCGTTCTGACGACTTTGCATTTGGTAATGACCTTGCCACTTGGAGAGCAACTTGGAGACTAGACTCTGCTCTAATTCAGAAGGCAAACATTAAAAAGTTCAAGGGTGGGGCCAGTTAATCACTGACTAACCTTTACTAGATTTCACCCCCCTTTTTTGGTGCGTAGGCCAGATTTGGGGGGTGTTTTCTATTATGATGAAGGCATGACTAAATCTTGTATTTCATGGTATTCAAATTCACTTAATCAACCTACTGGTTATGGCACGCAGTCTAAGCAAGTTATACAACGTTTAGTTAAGGCTGGCCATAAGGTTGCGATGATGAGCAACTATGGTGGTGAAGGGGTTAACACTAAGATTGAAACTGGGTCGGGTTTGATACCTCATTACAGTCGTGGTATGACTCAGTATTCTACTGACGTGCTTCCTTTAAACCATGCTCATTGGAGTGCAGAAAATAAAGACCTACCTAATTTTTTAGTGACGCTTTATGATTGCTGGGTATTGGACAACCCTGCGTTAGATAAGTTACCTATTGCGTCTTGGGTTCCTATTGACCACCAACCGGCACCGGAAAAAGTTTTGTCGTGGCTTAGGAAACCTAACGTTACACCTATTGCTATGTCTAAGTTTGGTAAGGCAATGATTGAAAATGCGGGTTTAGAGTCTGAGTATATTCCGCATGCGATTGATACAAAGATTTTTAAGCCGACGGTAAAGTTACCTGAGGGCATTGATGGTAGAGAGTTTGTTGGCGGTAAAGATAAGTTTGTTGTTGGCATGAACTTTGCAAATAAGGCAGGCGGGTTTATTCATCGTAAGGCTGTTGCAGAGAACTTGCTGGCGTTTGCGATGTTTGCTAAAAAGCATGATGATGTTGTTTTGTATTTGCATACTGAGCCGTTTGGTAAACAGTCTGGTTTTGTGTTGCCTAACATTTTGGCTGCGTGTGGTGTGCCTCAAGAAAAAGTTATTTTTGTAGACAACATTGCTTACCAGTATGGAATTAGTCAGGAAACTTTAGCGGCTATTTATAGTGCGTGGGACGTTGGTTTGTTTACTAACTATGGTGAGGGTTTTGGTATTCCTCAACTTGAGGCTCAGGCTTGTGGTGTGCCTATTATTACGTCTAACTTTGCTGCGTCTGCGGAACTTGCTGGGCCAGATAGTTACCTTGTTAATGGCCAACCGTTTTGGGACGCTGGGCAACACACTTGGTTTAATATTCCGCTTGTGTCTGGCATTGTTGATGCTCTAGAGCAGGCTTATCAACGTGGTAGAGGTGAGTTTAAGGATACTGTTGCGTTTGCTAAACAGTATGAGGCAGATAAGGTGTTCAATGAAGGCTGGAAACCGTTGATTGAAAAACTTGCCTCTAAATGATACCGGTTTTAGGGTTTTTAACTTATTCACGTTTTGATTTGGCTCAAAGACTTTTAGACAGTATTGACTATCCTGTTGAGCATTTAGTGATTGTTGATAACAGTGGTAGACGTGAGTTTAATCCTGTTAAACCTGAGTTAGTTAAAAACTTGTGGCTTATACAGGTGCCTCATGGTCTAGGGTTTGGTAGTGGTTTAAACCTTATTGTGAAGTCAACACCGTTTGCCTCTTACTGGGTTTTACTTAATGACGATAGTGTGTTGTCGCCGGGTGCGTTAAAAAAGATTAGTGAACAGGTTGATACTGAGGCTATAAACTTTTTGAGCATTATGCCTAAATGGAGTGGTTTTGTATTGGGTGAGGGTGCGGTGCTTAAGGCTGGTTTGTTTGATGAGCGTTTTCACCCTATCTATTTTGAGGATAATGATTATGAGCGTCGCCTTATGGCTGCGGGTGTAAAGGCTAATTTTATTTACGCTGCGTTAGAGCATGATAACTCAAGCACGTTAAACTCTGGGTTTCATGATAAAAACGATAAGTCTTTTATTGCTAATCGTGATTTGTTTAACAGCAAAGTTGAGTCAGATGACTTGTCTGAGGGTAACTGGAGTTTAGAGATTAGGAGGGCTAACGCTTGGGACAGATAGTTTATACGGGTGGCACCTTTGACTTATTCCATAGTGGGCATGTCCGTTTTTTGAAACAGTGTAAACGTATTGCAGGTGTTGACGGTAAGGTTGTTGTTTCTTTAAATACAGATAAGTTTATTAGGGACTATAAGGGTAAGGCACCTATTATGTCTTTTCATGAGCGTGCAGAGGTGTTACGTGCTTGTAGGTATGTTGATGAGGTTATACAGAATTATGGCAATGCAGACTCTAAAATTGCGATAGTGAAGGTGCGACCTAACTTTGTTGTTATTGGTGATGATTGGGCTAAAAAGGATTATTACTCTCAAATGCAATTTACGCAGGAGTGGTTAGATAAACAGGATATTGGTTTAATCTATGTTCCTTACACCGCAGGGGTGTCTACTACTGCTCTTAAAAGGCGTATAGCAGGAATAAAGATAAACTAGGTATTGACTTGAGGAGTTTTTTGTGGCTGTAACTAATGGGTATTGCACACTTGCGGACGTTAAGGCGGCGTTACGTATTCAAGATACTGTTGATGATGCGTTGATTGAGAATAGCATTAACTCTGCGTCTAGACTTATTGACCAATACTGTAACCGCTACTTTTATAGTGGTCAGGCAGGTGAGGTTAGGTATTACAAGGCTAACGATGGTTACACTTGTTGGATTGATGACGCACAGGTTATTACTGAGGTTATGACTGCCGCTACTGACCCGACTATTTTTGATACCACTTGGGACGTTACTGACTATCAGGCTTTGCCAATTAACAGGGTTGCTAACGGTGGCTATTATCCAATTACTGCGATTACGGCTACGGATAACTATTTGTTTCCAGTCTGGGCAGACATTGCGTTAGTTAAGGTTACAGGCACCTATGGTTGGCCTTCTATTCCAGACCCTATAAAGTTTGCTGCGATTATTCAGGCGTCTAGATTGTTTAAGCGTCTAGAGTCTCCGCTTGGTGTTGCAGGTGTTTCAGACATAGGCATTATGCGTGTTGGGGCGAACATTGACGGTGATGTTGCACAGTTGATTAATCCGTTTAGGCTTTTGAGGACAGGGGCTTAGAGTGGCTATTAGTGACCTTAGGAGAGGTCTTGCAGAGAATTTGCAGACCATTAAAGGGTTGCGTGTGGTTGAGACTTTACCAGACGTCATTAACCCGCCTATGGCTATGATTGGTTTGGATAAGATTGTTTACAACCGTCAAAATAATGCGGCGATGAGCGAATACACTTTTAAAGTCACTGTCGTTGTTGGTCGTGTTGTTGAGCGTGTGGCTCAGAATAGTTTGGACGTCTACGTGGCACCGGGTGTGGGTTCTATTAAGCATGCGTTGGAGTCTGATAAGAGTTTGGGCGGTAACGCTTATGACGTGTTTGTGCCTGAGTTGTCGGCTTATGGTGCTATACAGGTAAATGGAATAGACTACTTAAGTGCCGAATTCTCGGTGCAAGTTTTCGCAAGATAAAGGAAAATAATGGCAATTTTTGTTGCAACAGACTTTAGTGTTTCAATTAACGGCTCTACTGCTCTAGCCTCATACCTTACTCAGGTTGAGTTAAAGGCGACTGCTACCGATGTAACGACTACTGCGTTTGGTAGTTCTTGGGTTACACGTGTTGCAGGTTTGCGTGAAGGAACTCTAACACTTAACTTTAATCAGGATTACGCTACTACTACTGTTGACGCTACTTTGTGGCCGTTGCTAGGAACTAACGCAACAGTTGTTATCAAGCCGACCTCAACTGCGGTATCTGCAAACAACCCTGCGTATACTGCGATTTGTTTGGTAACAGACTTGACCCCTATTTCTGGGCAGGTCGGGGACTTGGCTACGTTCTCAGTGACTTGGCCGACAACCGGTGCAGTAAGTAGAGCGACTGCCTAATGAACCAAATAAACCTACGCATTGTTTTATCTGACGGTTCAACTATTGAGGTTACGACTTCTGCCGGCGATATCGTCAAGTGGGAAACCTATTTTGATGTTGGTATAGATAAGTTAGAAAAACTTACACACTTGCTTTACCTTGCATGGCTTGCTGTTTCAAGACTAAAAAAGACTGACCTAGATTTTGACGCTTGGATTGAGACAGTTTCTAACGTGCAGGTTGATGACCA